CTTTGAAATGGAATCAAATCTTTTAGGTTTTAAATACGTGCCGTCTAGTGTCTTGTAATTAGTTTTTTCTTTTGTAGGTAAATAAAGTTTAGGACTATAATTGATTCGACTTAAATATGATTGACCATTAGCGACACCTCGAATAAGTAATTTACCTTTATGCTCAACTACGTTTGTATAAAAAGTGCTCGCCAAATTCATATAGTATTATAACAGAAAAATGTTAGATTGTCAACCTTAGGTAATAATTTTACTTTTAGGTGTAACAATGGAACTTGTGTTTTTTTCGTAAGCATCCAGTAATGATGTATCTGGATTTGTTTCTGTTATAATATTTGATTTTTTTATTTTAATAACTTCGTCTTTTGTGTAAGGTATGTAAGGATGAAATCCAATTTGCATTGGTTGTCCTGGTTGACCTTGCATTGGAATTAAGACAAATGGTTTTTTAATTGCTTGTTGCAATTCAGTTGTGTCTTCTTCGATTGGTGTACCAATCACGTCCTCACCTGTGGTGAGTCTGTATAATCTAATCATTATATACTCCTATTCAGTTTTTGATTCTTCAGTAGTTTGTTTTTTGCCAATATTATATTTTGCTTGTAGATTCCATTCACCTTTTTCTTTAAAAGCAATTATCTTAATTTGTGATAATGGTGCTTTGTTTTCAGCGGCTGATGGATTTACAATCGTCAATAAATTCCAATCTTGTAATAAAACTGATATTGTATTTCTTCTTTGTACATCATTTTCAACTAAAGTTGCTTTTTTGCCATCTAAAGCAAATAACTCTTTAAAATGTACTATGTAATATTTTCCTTGTTTGTGTAGTATGTGACAAGATTGAAATAATGTTTTATCTTTCCTACTTGCAACACCTATTCGGGACAAAGTTTCCCTAATCTTCAAAAAATCGTCTGGCTGTTTTAGAGTAACCTCTAACATCTGCTCAGGCGACCAATTAAAACTTTCTTCACTCATTTTCTTCTCCCACCTTTATCTAATCTCTCTTTGATAAAGTTTAATTGTGTTTTATTCAGTATGTCTAGGGCTACTTTTGCTTTTGCGTTGCTATAACCATAATATTGTTTTACATACTCTAAATTTTTCGATTTAGCAGTGGATACCCACTTGCCACCAAATCGTTTTCTTTTTCTTATACTATTTAGTAGAAAATGAAACTGTAGCCGTTTGTTAAGACCATGATGTATATTCATCTCATTTGCCATCATAATACTATCAACGTGTTGGGAAAGACAACGATTTATGATATAAGGAGGAAACTTCTTCTCCCAAGTCAAGTCATCACCATCAAGCAAATTAACTTTTGTCCAGTTAATTGCATTTAAATAATCCGATAATTTATATTCAATCATTACTAATGTCGTTTTTCATGCTTTATATGACCTTTATGAGAACCCATATAGTAATCGCCTGGTTCATAATCCCATCTTTTACCGTGATGACCTCTTATATCGGCATACCACATTCTTAACTTCACTATTAAAGTTCGCCAAAAAGTTCGTTTTGCCATTTCTCTCTTACTTAAATTTACATTCTGCCATGATTTGTGTCAGGCACGCAACCATATTTATCTCATGGTCTGCCACAAAGGCGGATTTATATTGATAGTCAGCAATTGTTAACACGGCCGCAGGTATAGATTGTGGTTGTAGATGTTTGTATAAAATATCATAGATACCACTAAACAAAGACGATGGATCTTTATCAAGGTTTTGAATAACCCATTTTCTCATATCACCAAATCTTTTTTCTTTTAACATCTTAATCAACTCTTTATTATTGATTTCAGATAAAGAAACAAGTATACCACTATCAATCTTACCTCTTACAGAATATCTTTGTAATTCATTGATTGTTCTTCTAAAGTCTGGATAATGTCTTTGTATCAGTTCAGCCAATACTTTTTTATCAAACTCTATGTTTTCTGTTTTAAGTATTTCACCTAGTCTTTCTAAAAATGCAGTAGCAGTTTTTACTTTTTGACCATTTGTAATACGAAAATCAATTACAGTACAACGACTATGTAAGGCAGGTATGATTTTGTTTTTGAAGTTACAAGTAAATATAAATCTACAGTTCTTGTAAAATGTTTCAATAAAGTTTCTTAATGCAGGTTGAACACTATCAGCGTTCATATAATCTGCCTCGTCTATAATAACAACTTTATGATTTGTAGATTCTTCTAACGATACGGTAGACGCAAAGTTTTTGATTGTAGTTCTTAAAGTATCAATATGTCGGCCTTCGTCTGAACCATTGATGATAATGTAATCACAACCTAGTTCTTCACATAAGGCACGAGCAACTGTTGTTTTGCCCGTACCTGCTGTACCAGAGAGAAGAAGATTTGGTATTTCTTTTTGTTTTAGAAACTTTGAAAATGTATTTTTTAAGTCTTCAGTTAAAATACATTCTTCAATTTTCTTTGGACGGTATTTTTCAACCCAAAGGAAATCTGACATTTAGACCTCCTTATTAAAATGTTGAGTCTGCTTCTAAAGCAATCCAATATTGTACTTTAACCTTTTTGTTTATGAAGTGAGCAATCTTTGCCTTCGATAAAGCAACATCATATTCGCCAGGAATAATTTTCATATTCTCTGCCTTGATATAAGCAGTAAACTCTATATCAGTTTCACCTACTGTAATAGATGATTCATTTGAGTTACTATTCTTTTTATCTAAAGCAACTAATTTAATTTTACCACCTTCACCTTTAAATGCAATATCAGGTAGACTTAAATTAGTATATAACTTTTTAACAGACTCATAGTCTTCATTTTTCAATGTAAATGCAACTGTTTGGTCTGGCATTTTAATTTCTTTAGTTGGTGTAACCAAAGTTGATTTGTCAGCAAAAGCATATCTTGCTGATAAAGATGTTTTCTCATCTTCTATTTTTAGATTTGCAGAACCATTAAACTTTAAAACTGGTTGTTTAAAAGAATCAATTGCTCTTAAAAACTCTGGCAAATCATACACACCAAATTCAGTTTCAAAATTATCTTCAACTTCTGCCTTTGCCATAATATTTTTCATGGTAGAAACTGTATTTAAAGTTTTACCAGGTTTAAACAAAATATTAGCATTTATATCTGAGAAATTTCTCAAAATACTAATTGTACTATCACTTATTTTCATTTCTTCTCCTTATCATTATTTAATAGTAGTATAACATAATGTACTGCCTTTAGCAAGTCTTTACGATTATGACCACTTTTTCTACCATACCTTGACAAATATTTAATTGCGTTGGCTTGGCAAAAATCACTTTTAATACCAATAGACTTTAATAAATCTAAAGTTTGAATACCATCTTTACCAGATGAGTAATGTTGACCATATGTAGATTTTATATAATCTAAAATCTCTTTACATATTTTATCTTCATTGTATTTCATAATATTATTATATCAAAAAAAATTGATTTTGTCAATCACTTACTAAACCAGTTCATATAAACTAGATATGGAACTAAAATAGGATAAACAATATGCTCTATTAATTCATAGATTACCAAAGCGGTAAGCGCTATTGCCCACCACTTTGACGTTTTTGCTTTTTTGGAAACATAACCAAATATCTTGGCATGTGTTTTTCCTATTTTTTGTATTAGTTTATTCACTAGATTTTATTTCCGTTAGCAGTTGCTTGTAAAAATTTTAAAACGTTTTCTGGTGATGATTCTCCATATGGATCGGTAGTTACATCATCTGCTTTACCAGGTTCTTCAAACACTTTTTCTACTACACCATCATTGATAATAGCAGCGTATCTCCAAGACCTATCGCCAAAACATTTATCTCTTTTAGAACATAACATTCCAACTTTTTCTGTAAACTCGCCATTACCATCTGGTATGACTTTTACATTTTCTAATTTTTGTTTATCTGCCCAAGCATTCATAACAAACGAATCATTTACTGACATACAATAAATTTCATCTATGCCGTGTTCTTTAAACACGTTAGCAAGTTTTTCAAAACCTGGTAGTTGTTGATTTGAGCAAGTTGGTGTAAATGCACCTGGTAGTGAAAACAAGATTACTTTTTTATCTTTAAAATAAGTATCAGTATTTGTATCTTGCCATTCACCTAGTGAGCGTACTCTAAAATTTACTTGTGGTAGTTTTTCTCCTACGAACATAATATACTCCTTTTTTTCAATTTACTTAATTATACGATATTTTTGAAAGGATGTCAATAAGTGAGAGGAGAGTTGTGTGGAGGTACTCTCCTCTCTATAAAGTGTCCTAAGACACTCTAGTGTGGTGTAATATTATTTATACATCCATTATTGTCATTACCAATTATTATTTGCTTTTGGCGAATAATGACCTAGTATTTTGTCTTTGTTAGGGCCGTGTTTAATTCTATAACCAGATGTTCCGCCTCCATTAATGTCAACTTCTTTTCTGGCACTAAACATAACCTTTACTTTTTTTTCTTGGTCTTTTGACTTACTGTATTGTTCTAATACTCTTGTATGTCTATCCATAACACCCTCCTTTTAAAAGTTAGGTGCGTTCCTTCAGCATTCGCTTACTTCCGTCTTGTTTCAAAGATGAACGTATTAAGTATTTATATCTGGTATGCGTTTGAAACATACCAGATATTGGTTTTAAAGATTATTCTTTATTTGACTTTGACAAGTCTTCAAAGAAATCTTTGTAGAATTTTGTAACATTGTTAAAATAACCTGTCCAAAATTCTTTCACTTGACTATATGTTGGAAACATAACTCTAGCCTTTCATTATCGTTAGTTGAACCATCTATCGGCCTCTTCTTGTGTATAAGGCCACATATTATTTAACTTCGATGGTTTTAGGTTGTTTGTGTTCTGGAACGATTCTTTCCAAAGCCACTTTTAACAGACCATCTTTTAGTTCAGCGCCTTTAACTTCAACGTCATCAGCGATTGTAAAAGATTTAGAGAAGTATCTTTTAGCGATACCTTTGTGGATTATCTCGCCATCTTCATCCTTCTCATCTGTTTTTTCTTCTTTTTTAGATTTGATTGATAGTACACCATCCTCTAGGTTTACTTCAATGTCATCTTTAGAATAACCAGCAAGTGCTAACTCAATAGCAAACTTGTTTTTACCTTGTTTTACAATGTTGTAAAAAGGAAAAGTAGGTGCATTGAAAGATGTAAAATCTTCATCAAACATTCTTTCAAAGTGGTCGAACACATTGTCAAACCCTACAGTTACTGGTCTTAATTGATTGAATATACTTAGTGCTTTGTTAGTCATATCTAACCTCCTATTGTTAAGCAAAGTTATTGTTTATATAATGAAGACCCATTTGGCGTCTTCATCTTTATTTATATAAGAACGATTTGTAAAATGTCAACCCCTCTTATAAAATAAAATGGTAGTTTCGTTTTGTCACGGAGTTAAACTACCAAACATCACCGATTTGTGTGGGTTGTTTTAGATTTTTAATCAACGTACAACCCTAACGTATCTATACCTCTACAAGGTCTTACGAACCGCCTTGTAGTAATAATATATATAATATTTGACACAGACGGCATAGAATTCCTTATATTCTTTTAACTTTAACGCCTTTTATCCAACGATACCCTAACATTTCGTCATTAGATTTTTGCATTTTTCTAATCACTTTAGCACGTTCTTTGGCTTTTTCACGTTTAATTTCTGATGGTTTAGAAAAGTATTGTTTTGCTCTTATCTCTTTTACAATACCTGCCTTTTGTACTTTCTTTTTAAGCACACGCAAAGCTTTCTCTAAATTACCACCTCTTACTTCTACTGTAATGGCCACTAACTATTTACCTCCCTTCTTCTCTGGTTCTTTTTTAATCGGTTCATAAACTGGTATTTTATCACCACCCACATCAAAGTCGTGGTATGTTCCTTCTTTATAACTTTTATAATCTGGTAATTCAGCAGTACCTGTAATACCCTTTTCAATTTCTTCTTTTGTGTATCTTGGTTTTTTAGACTTATCTAAACTACCTACGTTAGTAGGATAACCTGGTTTTAACTTTTGTATTTTGCCACCTTTTTCTAAAAATTCTTTCATCAATCTATCACGTTCCTCTTGTGACATTTTTGGTTTTATTTTTTCTAAACCACTATTGTCCTTAAAATTACTCATTTGCCTCCTTCTTAAAAATTAACTTGTGGGGACTTCTCCCCACAAGCGGACTTACACTATGAATAGATTTTAGACTAGACTTGGATATCCTCATCATTGTCATCCTCACTATCATTGGAATTCTCTTGTAGAATAGCATCCTGTTCTTCTTTTTTCTTTGCCTCTAGGATGTCATCTACTGAAGCGCCACTATCAACTTTTGTATATAAATCTACAAATGAGTTTTTAGTGTCATCATCAAATCTATTAGTACATACTTGTATTGCCTTCATCTTGTTTTTAAAGATACCGTATGCCTCAGCAATATGTACAAGTCTTCTGGTACTGATTATCTCATCAACACCGCCGTCTTTGTAGGTCTTTCTAATCACATCAGCCCACGTTACTAGATTGTGAGCAAACTTGTCATCAGACTTGCCAGCAGATTTTAACTTTGTACTAACAATTTTTTCTTCAATCTTAGCACTTGGATATTCTTGTTCAAATGTAACAGGAAATCTCTCAAGGAATGCCTCGTTCAATACGTTAGTACCGATAAACTTACCATCATCACTACCTTGACCTTTAGTGTTAGCAGTAGCAATCACGTTGAAACCAAGTTTAGGTTTAACAAATTTGTTTATCTTTTTAACATACACACCAGAACCTTCAAGGATTGGTTGTAAACACATAATCTTATTTGAAGCAAGGTCAATCTCATCAAGTAATAAGATGGCACCTCTTTCCATTGCCTCGATTACA